CCTCAGATTAATGTTAAGCGTCTTGCAGGACGCGTAATGTTAACTGGGGCTTTTCTCTATCTGCCTTTGGTGTTCATGCCTGAGACAGATAGCCTCAAGCACCCGCAGCCATTCTACTTAACTCCCGTCACCTCGCCAATATGAAATCAATCAGAAAGGCGATCCATAAGAACAACAGCAAGGCAATAAATTGCCATTACAGCAGCAATAGCCAGCGCACATTTGAGAACCAGCACCACAACCTCCTGTATTGGACGTACACCAGTCCTGATAAATATGAGGCTGTCTCGTCAGTGATTCAATACAACTATTGGGTATAGTTTCTGTGATTTTGTTCTGTAGAAATGGAACACAACAACCAGTCACCACCAGCACTTCTTTAAATACGCCAAGTCCGACGCAAGCTAACCTTCTAGTCCGCTTTGAGCGAAAAGCGGACGTTGGAAGTTTAAAACTCGCGAGCTACTCAGCGTCCATTGATGCGTATTGTGTAACGTGATTAACCACAGATGATATTGAAACGTTCTCCGGAAATCTTGACCATAATGTCAGACAGTTCGCTGACGGCATGGGCTTCAGATGATCCCAGAGCGTCAGGCTGAACAGCTATTACCGAAGCTCCACTTGCCAGCCCTGCTTTTATACCCGCAGATGCATCCTCAAATACCACGCATTCACCAGGCTCAAGGCCCAAAGCCAAAGCTGCTTTGATGTAACCCTCGGGACTTGGTTTTCCCGTCATTACATCTTCTGCACACACCATTACTATGGGTAAGGGGAGATTAGCCGCTTTCATCCTGTTTTCGGCAAGCATTCTGCCTGCAGAAGTGACAAGTGCCCAGCTATCCGGTGGCAGTTTTGATAAGAGTGCAGCGGCCCCCTTTACTTCAGTAACGCCTTCTGTCGTGTTGATTTCAACCTCTTCGAGTGAGGCCGCGATTTTATTGGTTTTCTCACCTGCACCAATAAAATGCGTCAGTGTATCAATCGTTTGCCGCCCGTGTGCGTAAGCAATCACAGCCTGAGTATCAAGACCGTATTCTGCACAAAAATCTCTCCAGACGCTTTCCACTACGGCTGTTGAATCAACCAGCGTACCGTCCATATCGAATAAAAAACCCTTAGCGTTGAATATCATTGCCATTCCTTAATGGTTGCAGAAGAAAGTTAATCAAACCATGTTTTTTCATCACCTTTCGCTACTCTCAGGCTGACAGCAATCTGCTCAGGCACAATTCTTGAAAGCGACAATTCAGGCAGGTCGTTGACATCAAAAAAATCAGCATCGAGTGACTCATGGCTGATTGACAGGCTGCCACCTACTTCTTCACAGAGAAAAATCAGCTTGTAAACATGCCAGGGTAAAGGCGGATGGCCGTGAAGATTACGATCCCAAACTCCCAATAGTTTAGTCACTCTGACTTTTAATCCGGTTTCTTCTTCGACCTCTCGACGCACAGCTTCAGAAGGTGTATCTCCAACATCTGCCCATCCGCCAGGAAGACTCCATAATCCATCTGCAGCCTCTTTCACCATCAGAATACGATTATTACGCAGGATAAACGCACGCACATCTGTTTTGGGCGTCGCGTAACCCGTTTCCGATACATGAAACAAATCATTGCGGCTAATATCAAACTGCGAACTCAGCAGTCCAGCGGCAATTTCACGCAAGGCTTCATAGCGTTCCTTGTCAAAGACGTCTTTTGAATAGGTCAGGCCTGACTGCGCGAGGGCCTTTAGTCTCTGGGCAACAAAAATAAGCTTTTCTTGGGTCAACACTTCAGACATGTTTTTCATCTTCATTTATGTATTTAGAGTTCCTGTTAAGGATACTGCTCAATTCAATGAAGAATAACAAATGCATCTGGCACCTGCTATGTCCGCTTCTGGCACAAAGCGGACAACCACGCTGGCTCTACCCTGCGCCATGAAAATGTCAATTCACATCTGAACTAATGCTCTTTAATCTAGTAACGTCTAAAATACCTAACATTTCCTTGATAAAATGCCAGTACACGCTGCATAGCTTCGCTCTTCCGGCACTCGCGACAGATTATATTCAGGCGCCTGTCGTAGCGGCGTATTTCGCCGTCTGGTAACGACCAGATAAGGTCCGGATCAACCACAGATGGTTTCTTCAGATTTGCCCTTGAGAGTTTTTTGCGGGCGTTTTGCCAGTCCTTACGCGCCTGTTCAGACGGGAATAACCCGTAACCAGAGTTGTATACATCGCCACTGGCAACCAGCTCTCTGGCGAGAACACTCATCAGATATCTTGTCGCACCTGTCTTGGCTTCCAGTTGCCGCAACGTCTCGCGACCGCTCAGACGTACAAGTTCAACAACCTGCCCTTTAATTTTTTCCCGCTCTTCTTGTGTAAATACTTTTGCCATAAGCGCCTCCGGCAATCACTTTTCCGATACAACACGGCGGGAAGAATCAGTAATCTGTCGAACAATATCCCGGTGCTTGTTCAGCTCCCGCAGCGCGGCGCAGACTCGCTCCCACTTCTGAACATCACTTTTCGCCCTGCGCAGCGCCAAGTTTGCCCTGCGAAGGGACGGAAAAATCAGCTCATCTGCTTGCGTTTCGGTAAACGATGGCAACGGCTGCACAATGTCCGCCACAGTTTCTGTTTTAATTTTTTCCTGTGTTGCGGCTTCCCGGACTGGTAACGCAGCACCTGCTGGCTGAGGAAAGGCCTTACCATCACTTTCCGTTACCAGCGCGGCTTTCGGCTCTGCTGGTAAATTATCGCCCGGCATGCAGTAACGAAATTTACCGTTCTGATTAACGCGTGCCAGCCGCCCCGTTGCGGTTACCACCGCCAGCGTGGAAGCAACCTTGCGAGTACTGACACCGAACTTACCCGCCAGTTCCTCACACGTTTTAGCCCCATCCTGACCGATAAACTCAATCATCATGTCGGCGGTAACTTTTTGTTCGACCTCCCCGGTCAGCATATCCTGTGCTTCAGATTTTACTGGCCGCTCTTCGGTTACCCGGGATTCACCTTCGCCAGCCAGAAACCAGGTGTGACCAGTTTTATCAACGACGCCATTTCTTTTGAGTTCCCACAGCTCGTTGACAGCCTCTTCACGACTGATTCCAAGGCGAGCTGCCACCACATGTGAAGAGGCTTTTTTCAGTGCTTTCAGTGCGTCAGATACGGTTTCCATTAAAATTTCCTCCGGACAAAATTACTTCACAACCCTCATATTGCTGACATTTGGACGCCAGCTATCCCAGTTAAATGTCACCCATCGACCACCGTTCATGGTCATGCGGTCCATAATCCTCTCACCAAGAAGCGTACTCATTGCGGCATGATTCAGGTTTGTTAACATCCCGACACTGCACAGTGATGCTGTCCGGCGATCAATTATCTGGTGCAATACCACCTGCTCGTTTTTCGTCTCCCGCTGAACGCCTATTTCATCCAGGACCAGCAAATCAACCCCGCAAAGCTCCTGTAAAAATTTTTCCCCGGATTTGCCGTTGTCGTAGCTGTCATGCAACACGCTCATGACGTCAGACACGGTGACGATAATCACGCTGCGCCCCTTCACCATCAGCCGGTTGCCCATCGCCGCTGCAAGGTGATTTTTCCCGGTGCCGGTTTTACTGCTGAACACAAAATTCGTGCACCCGGTCATCAGTTCGTCAGCTATGGATTTGGCCTGGCTCAGCGCGTATTTTTGCCCGTCGTTCTGCACCTGATAATTTGCAAACGAGCATTTGCTGTGCAGAGGCTGGATGCCCGAACGATTCAGGATTTTTTCCACCCGCAACTGGCGATTCTGGCGGTTAATCTCCTCGCTGCGTTTTCGTCCTTCAGCAAGTTGCCATTCCCGCCACTCCTCCACCGTCCGGTACGGTGGAACCGACCCCTGTGGTGCAAGTCTGCGAATACGTTCAAGAACCCCAACTGCCGCAATGTTTTTCATGACACGTCACCCCCTGAATCCCGGCGGTATTTCAGTGTCCGGTTCAGAAATGTGATTCACGCAACGCTGCGCAGGCGAACGCCCCAGGCGGATAACCAGTTCATCCCATTTTTCCCGGAGTTTTGCCGGACTCATGATGTTTTTTACCCAGAACGAATCCCGCTGGAGACGCCCAAACATTTCACAAATTTGTCTGTGAGTTCTGCCATCCAGCATCCGCATTGTGCGAACGTCATTGGCCCATGCTGTCCAGTTGGGTTCTTTCGGTCTAGTGATCTCGCCATCATAGCTGGCCGCCTGCTCGTAAAGACTCACGATTCGTCCCCAGATCCACTGTGCGCACACCAAATCTTCCTGACTTCCCCACTGGCGTTTTTTCGCACTGAACACAACCGCGTCAGGGTGTCGGGTTAAAAAATCCTGTTCAGCCGTCTGCGGGTCCGGTTGCGAAGCGTCCGGACAAGAAGATCTTTTATCTGACGGATCAGGTTTTAATACTGACGGATCGGGGTCAATCATCGCCCCCCTAATCGGCAGTTTTTTATCAACAGTTGATCCATCAAAATTTGACGGGTCAACCGTTGAGGGGTCAATATTTGACGGGTCAACTGTTAACGGGTCATTTTTTGCCGGGCTAATTTTTCTTTTCGGTTTATATGACTCACGCGCCGCCGCCGCAGCTGCTTCGAGTTTTTCCACATTAAGTCGATAGATATTGCTTACATTACGCCCACCGACCTTACGCTCTTCCTTCGTCAGCCAGCCCTCTTTCGCCAGTTCTGCAATAGCCGATTTCACTGTGGATTCACTTCTTGCACCGATCTGACGCCGGATAGTTTCAATGGCAGGCCATGACACGCCCTCGTCATTGCTGTAGTCTGCAAGACGGGCCATAACCGCCACCCTGGATAAGATCATGCCGGTGAAGGCGCACCCTTCCCAGACAAGACCATGAAGCTTGCTGCTCATAAAACCCCCGAACACCGTGCTTTTAGTGCATCACCACAGCATTCCCTGCCGGGCCGCCGCGATTCATCTGGTCATACAAAACAACCGCTGACGCAACAAAATCGTCGACATCCTTCACCAGCCGATCCCGCCGTTCGACAATCTCCCGGTAATACTCAGAGCTGTGACTGCGCATACGGGCCACCAGCAGAGGCGGCATTGCCTTTTCGATCGCCGGTAACAGAGCCTGAATTTTTTCAACAGCATCAGGGGTGTCTTTATCCAGCCAACGGAAAATTTTCTGTGTATTACGGGCCAGGGCTTCCGGATGGCTGTCGTCGTACAGTTCAGGGAACGTCATCCCCAGTTCGAAATAAGTCCGGGCTATTTCAGCTGCAGGAACTTTCTCACCATCAGGGTATGCCCAAGCATTCATCGCCATGCGGATGTGCTCATGTTTGATTTTCATGAATCATTTGCCTCTTGATGCTTCGGGTATGATCGTTTTCGTCATTTGGTTGCTTCATCGACATATTCTGCGAATAACATGACGAGCGTCGTAAGTATGTCCAATCAACATCAGGACGAAGTTCTTCACACAGGACACCACCTTTTGTTGCTCGTTCAATCGCAGGACATCTCTCAGCAGGCAACTGACGTACACCTTTGATCCATTGATTTACGCTTGGAGGAGATACACCTAAAAGCCTAGCCATTGCTGATTGCCCACCGACAACAGCACAAGCTCGTTTGAATGAATAGTTATCTTTTTTCATCGAATGAACTCCAAAAAACACGCAACAATATTAGGCTTAGCCTAATACAATTGTCAATAGGCTATGCCTAATACATCGAGAGTAGGGATTGCCTAACGCGATGCGCATAGGAGACTATTAAGCAATGCTTAGTGGTAAAGACTTAGGCCGAGCGATAGAGCAGGCCATTAACAAAAAAATTGCATCAGGAGCCGTCAAATCAAAGGCGGAAATCGCACGTCATTTCAAAGTCCAACCACCATCAATCCATGACTGGATTAAGAAAGGTTCGATAAGTAAAGACAAACTTCCAGAACTATGGCGTTTCTTTTCTGATGTGGTTGGTCCAGAGCATTGGGGGCTTAACGAATACCCCATACCAACCCCATCCACTTCAGATACAAAAAGTGAACTTTTAGACATAAACAGCCTTTATCAAGCCGCCTCTGATGAAAAAAGAGCAATTGTGGCTTTCCTCTTATCTGGAAATGCTACGGAGCCTAGTTGGGTTGATCATGACGTTCGCGCCTACATTGCCGCAATGGAAATGAAGGTAGCTAACTATCTGAAAAATCAAGAATCAAAACGGAAAAGCCAGAACATCACCAAGACAGGAACTTAAACTTATATGGTCCGACGGGAAATTCCTAGTTCCCGTTAGTTAACTCCTACTACCTCTCCCACAAACCATCACCTATTAGGTCGCGCCCAAATTATTAGGCATAGCCTATTGACAAGTAATTAGGCATTTCCTATAGTTTTCCCATACCAACCCATCCCGTCCCACACAATACAGGGCAATACCTCGAGTTACCAGGCAGTGGTCAGGGGTTAAGTAGCCAGCCCGATGCGTAAGAACATGACGGCAGGGTTCAACTTTAATAACTATGCAGCAGGTTTTTGTTCCGCTACCCCGGCGTTAAGGGGAAATGAGGTCAGCATGGATACTATCGATCTTGGCAACAACGAATCTCTGGTATGCGGTGTGTTCCCTAACCAGGACGGCACCTTCACCGCGATGACGTATACCAAAAGTAAAACGTTTAAAACCGCAGCTGGCGCGCATCGCTGGTTAGCAAGAAACACTGACTGATGAGGTTGACGATGGAATTTAAAGATTTACCTCCTTCAATCCAGGAGATTGCAGCACACACACTTCGTCATCGTCTGAACGAACTTGAATTGGAATCGGTAACAAAAAAAGACACTGATAATATGGCTCGTAATGTGCGCGATGCGTTTACTGGGCTGTTTTCAGATACAGCTTTAAATATCCATGGCACAGAGGATACAGCAAAACAATTTGCAGAAAAAGAAGTGGAAGATCCCAGCTCAAAGAGCCAGAAACAGCCAAACAACCATGAAATTAACGAACTGCTTCTGGCAACAGGCTTCATAAATATTAACGAATATGAACGCCGTAAAAAAATGTTATCTGATTAATCCATCAAGATATCTTTTTAGCATCAGCGTTTCTACGTTATTAAAACCATCAGATTTTAACATAGCTTCGATTCGCTGATTTAAATTGCCAACTAACTGTTGATACTGAGTAGATGGAAGCATGTGTACCAGCTCCTTGAGAACACAATAACATGCACCAAGTTTTAACTCCTGCTCTGACATTTTATCCTCCATTGAGGTTACTGGTTGAGAATGGAGACCTCTCGTGACAGCGTGTGGTCGTGCGCCGGACACGGATAAGAATCCGGCACTGACAGTTTACTGAAAGGATATTTCCCTGAAAAGTCAGACCATAACGCGAAAGCGCACGGCGAGGTAGCTGGTTCATAGATAGCCTGTCGTTAAATTTTCGTCGACCGTGCGCTTCCGGTTGTGGCAATCCGCGAAATGG